AAAAAGAATGTCAGAGCTTTGTGGACTTGGAAGGACGACAACTTTACCTGCATATATGAAAACTATGATGGAGATGATAGGATTTATACAAGCTCGCAACTTTTAAAACTATTAACAAAATGATGATATTTACAATACTAGGAATTATAACAGCAGCTTTCTTTTTTATAGTTATTCTTATGAGCATAATAGAAACAAGAGTAAAGAACAGAACAAAAGAAAAGCTACTTTGGAAAATGGATAAAGTAGTAACTAGAACAGGAGGACTTGAAAACGACAGACTAAATGAAAGGCAATAGAATACCAAGTTACTACATAGGAAGACGTTACAAGATAGAAGCTCGTAAAGTTATTGAAGACTTTGACTTATCTTACAATCTAGGAACGGCAGTTACTTATCTACTAAGAGCAGAAAAGAAACACGACTCTCCGATTGAGTGCATACAGAAAGCAATTAATCATTTAGAGTTTGAACTTGATAAACTAAAGAGATGACACTATACACTTGCGAATGTGGAAACACTAGAGAACTATCAAAGGCTACAATAGTTCACAGAGATGGAGCTTGGGTTGCAAAGGAAGCAGAGTGTGAATGCGGTCTTTATATGGATAGTGTACCAACAGAAGGCATACCTACCTTACAAAGGACAGAGCCTAGCCTAACTAAGAACAGAGATAAGTTATGGGCAGGAGCTAAAGAAAAGTTAGTCGGAGAAAGAGGGATCAATGAATCCTTTGACTAATGAAGTTCGTTATTAAGTGTGATAAAGATAAGCAAACTCTGATAAGCTATTTAAAGGAATTAGGTAATGACTATTTAGTAGATGTAAAGAAACAAAGAAACACAAGAAGCAATATGCAGAATAACTATTATTGGAGTTGTATAGTACAGACATTATCTAATGAACTAGGATACTTTCCTGATGAAATACACGACTTACTAAAGGTCAAGTTCTCAAGTGAATGGAATAGTATAGAAGTAAACGATAGGAATGTAGGAATCCAAGTAGTCAAGTCTACTGCGAGAATGGATAGCAAAGCCTTTGAGATATATGCAGACCAAATAAGAATATGGGCATTGACTGAACTAGGCATAAGACTAATGCTACCAAATGAATACGAGTAATTTCTATTATATATTAACACTTGATTAATCAAATTATTTCAAAATGGAACACGGAGGAAAAAGAGAAGGAGCAGGACGTAAAGGTAAAGGGGAAGAACAAAAGCTAATAGAGAACTTAACTCCTATGAATGGCAAAGCACTTGAAGCATTACAAAAAGGAATAGAGGGTAAAGAACAATGGGCAGTAAAGTTATTCTTTGAATACTTCTATGGACGACCACAGCAAAGAGTTGATGTAACTACTAATGATGAAAGTCTTAACGTACCTTTAATAAACTTTATAAGCTCTGAATCTTAGCGACAAATACACAGCACTATTTAAGTCAGATGCTAGATACTTTATTATAACAGGAGGTAGGGGTTCAGGTAAGTCTTTTGCAGTAACAGTCTTTCTAACGCTCTTAACTATGTCTAGGAATGTTCGAGTCCTATTCACACGTTACACAATGACATCAGCACACTTGTCTATCATTCCTGAGTTCTTAGAGAAGATAGGTCTACTTGGATATGACAATACCTTTAGTGTAAACAAAGCAGAGGTAATAAACTTAGGAAACAAATCTGACATTTTATTTAGAGGTATCAAAACATCAGCAGGAAATCAAACTGCTAGTCTAAAGTCATTACAAGGTATATCTACTTGGGTACTTGATGAAGCTGAAGAACTTGTAGACGAAAACATCTTTGATACTATTGACTTAAGTATAAGAGAAAAGAAAGTACAGAATAGAATCATATTAGTATTGAATCCTGTAACTAAGGAACATTGGATATACAAGAGGTTTTTTGAGGACAAAGGAATTGAAGGTGGTTTTAATGGCGTTAAAGACAATGTATGCTATATACATAGTACATACCTAGACAATGAAGTTAATCTCTCAGAGAGCTTCCTAGAACGTATTAAGAGCATAAAGCATAACAACTTTAAAAAGTATCAGCATAAGATTCTCGGTGGTTGGTTAGCAAAGGCAGAAGGAGTAGTCTTTGAGAATTGGTCAATTGGAGAATTTAATCCTGATGACTTACAGACATCTTGTGGAATGGATTTCGGTTTTAGTATTGACCCTGATTCTTTAACTGAAGTAGCAATAGACAAGAAGCATAAGAAGATATATTTAAAGGAGCATCTATATCGTAATGGATTAAAGAGTCAAGAGCTTGCTAAGATAATACTTGACAAAGTAGATAGTAAATTAATCATAGCAGATTCAGCAGAGCCTAGACTCATTGCCGATTTAAAGCATTTAGGAGTAAACATTAAAGCAGTTAAGAAAGGAACGATTGAAAGTGGTATAACTAGAATGCAAGACTATCAATTAATAGTAAGTCCTGAATCAACGAACATAGCTAAAGAGTTAAACAACTATGTCTATGCAGATAAAGGCTCTAAGCTTTATGTAGATAACTACAACCACGCAATAGATGGTATTCGTTACAATGTTATTTATCACCTAGACAATCCAAACGCAGGTAGGTATTTCGTTCAGTAAACTAAAAACAACTAATTTCTATTATATAGTGTATGAAAGTAAAGATTAAAAAATTAGGCAAAGTAGAAACATTTAAACTTATCAATAGTTGGTCAGATGTTACTCTGGAAACTTGGCTTAAACTTATTGACTTTGAAACTGGTACTAAGACTGAAGAAGCTACAGAAACAATAGCAGCACTCTCTGACATTCCTAAGAAGTTAATTAAGGAACTATCCTTATCAGACGTAGCAGTTATAATGAGTAAGGTTGGAGAACTTCAAGCAAAGCAAGATACAAAGCTAAAAAGGATAATAGAGATTAATGGTGTTGAGTACGGATTCCACCCTGACTTAGATAGTATTAGTTTAGGAGAATACGCAGACATTGAGCAGTTCATCAAGAACGGAATAGAATCTAGCCTTCCTGAATTGATGTCAGTCCTTTACAGACCTATTAAACTAAAGAAGAACGACATATATATCATAGACGCTTATGATGGTGATATACGGCTTAGAGCAGAAGAAATGAAACAGATGTCAGCGGAACAAGTGCAAAGTGCATTGGTTTTTTTTTACACTTTAGGGAAGGTATTGTCAGAGATTTTGCTATCATTTTCGATTCAGCGGCTGAAGGAAACGAAGACGCAGTAGCTAGTAATGACTTTGCTAGTAAATGGGGATGGTTCGGAGTAATGCACAGATTGTGTAATGAGCAAATAGTAAATTTAGAACCAATTACAAAGCTTGGTCTATTAGAATGTTTAACGTGGTTAAGTTATGAAACAGATTTACAATCACAAAATAAAGTAAAAAGAAATGCCAGTATATAGCAAAACATATTTAAACCTAATTAATAAGCTTAGATACATAGGTAAGCAGCATAAATTTATCCATACTACAACAGTAGGTGATATTTTTGACATTGATTTATCTAAAGAAACTATTTTTCCATTAATGCATATAAATCCTGTTAATGTAACAACAGGTTACAGTCAGTTATCATATAATTTTCAAATATTTGTATGCGACTTAGTAAGTGAAAAAAAAGAATGGGAAGAAGAACTCATTGAAAGCTCTCCTTTTTTTAATAGTGTAACTTCTACAAATTTAAGTAATGAAATTGATGTATATAATGATACACTTCAAACCTGTGTAGATTTGGTTTCTATATTCAGAAATAGTAAATGGCAGTCAGCAGATAGTTTTGATATTAACGATCAAGACTTTGTTACAGAAGGCGAATACACTTTTGAACCATTCACAGAAAGGTTTGATAATTTACTGACCGGATGGGTGTTTCAATTAAATGTTACAGTACATAATAAGTTTGACTCTTGTGAAATTCCTATGTAATGATTTTTAAAATAGGCAGACTGCATATACAGATAGGATGGAAGAAGTTTAAAATAACGTATCAATTATGAGCAAGATATTCGGTAAAAATATAGAGAATTATTTAAACAGTTTTGGCAAATATGTAGTAAAACAAGCTAGAACTAATTTAACTAAAGCTAAAAAGAATGTAAGTAAAAGTCTATACAATTCAATAAAATATGATTTTGTCATTGAAAATAATGGTAATTTTAGTTTACAATTCAAGATGGATAATTATGGTTCGTTTATAGACAAGGGGGTTTCAGGAAATAAAAAGAAACAAAGCTACACAGATTGGCAAGGTAAAAAACAAAATTCGCCAGGAAAAGGATATACAACTAAAGGCCCACCTGTTGATATATTATCTAAATGGATTAAAAGGAAAGGAATAAAACCAAAAGGATTCAAACGAGGAAGGTCAAAAGATACAGGGCAATTTATTTCAGGCTTTGCTTTTTTAATAAGTAGAAAAAT